CAATAGAAAAAATGTTAATGACTTGGGTTAGATCAAAAACTATTTCTGAAGGAGAGCAATGTGTAGCTGTTATTTCAAGTGCAGTTATGGAATATGCTTTCTATGGTAAATTAGTTTTTGCTGACAGAGTAGGCATATTGAAAGAAATGTGCAAAAATTTAGGTCTTGACTTTTATGTCAATGAATCTACTTTTCCAACTTTTGAAGAGTTGATAAATAGATATCATTGTTCAGGTCATAGACTGCGCGGCGCTCAAACCAGTGTCGGGAGTGTAAAAACTTAAACCAAATAGGTTATTAATTAGATAGTTACTGTATATTTTATATGTTTTATATTTTATATATTATATAAGAGTGGATTTAATTAAGTTATTCTTTGCTAGGGTGTTCCCCAAAATCTCTATTTAGAGATGTGTTGCTGAGACACAACAAAATATAACCTGTATGTATGAATAAGTACAAATACATACTTGTAATTAACTTACTTGCTAAATGTTTTAATTTTTGCCACGAATGTGGTTCCAATAGTCCTACTGAGGGAGATACTTTTGAAACAGTATCTTGGGATATTTTTAACCTCAAGTATGGGTCTCCTAAGACTCGTGCACAAATGTTTCATAAGCTTAATGTTATTATTCCTTCTTTGATTGATGAAATGACTGTTTATGAAAGAACTGAATTGATTCAATTAATTCTTAAACAACAAGATAGACGTAGAGCTCTTGATACAGAATTATTTTCTATATCTGATATTTCATTATTAAATTTACAATCATCTGAGATTATTGCTGGAGCATCGATTACTGATGCTGCAAATGAAGTTATAGATGAATCTGGAAATCAAGAAGTTATAGTTCGTTATTTAGATGAAAGTCCAGGTACTCTCGTGGCTCATAATAAGATTTTAGATAAAACTTTTTATGGAGATTTTGTAGAAGATCATTCCCTATCAAAATACTTAAGCCGTCCTATCTCAATTTCAACCATAAGTTGGGCTGAAGGTGCTAATTTAAGTACTAATATGTTACCTTGGGATTTATTCTTTAATACAACCCAAGTTAGGAAGAAAATTGATAATTACGCTCGTATATCTTGTAATTTACATGTTAAGGTAATATTAAATGCTTCTCCTTTTTATTATGGAGCTGGTCTTGTTTCTTATTTACCATTAACTACTTTTAATCCTTCAACTATTAGTACGGGTCTTACAACAAATGGTGATGCATTTATATGTGCCCATAGTCAAAGACCACATTTCTGGATTTATCCTCAAACTAATCAAGGTGGTGAAATGGTATTGCCATTTTTAAATTATAGATCATGGCTAAATGTGGGTACGAGATCTGATTTTCAAAATTTCGGAACTCTCTATCTTCAATCTCCTACTGTATTGTATAATGCAAATTCTGTGGGTGCAGCTAATGTAACTGTTCAAGTTTACGCTTGGGCTACTGACGTTAAAGTATGTGCTCCAACATCTGTCTTGGCTTTACAATCTGATGAATATGGTGTTGTTTCTGGTCCAGCTTCTGCTGTTGCTAAAATAGCTCGTAGTTTATCTGCTGTTCCTATGATTGGTCCTTATGCTCGTGCTACTGAAATGATATCTTCTGGTATAGGTTCCCTAGCTAAACTTTTTGGTTTTACTAATGTTCCTGTGTTAGAAGATGTTAAACCTATGAAAAATTTACCATTTCATGCATTTTCATCATGTGAGATCTCACAACCCATTGAGAAATTAACTATAGATCCAAAAAATGAATTGACAATTGATTCACGTGTTTGTGGTCATGATGGTATTGATGAATTATTAATAGCTAATTTTATTCAGAGAGAATCATACCTTTTGCAAGCTACTTGGGCTGCAGCTCATACTACAGGTCAAGTCCTTATAAGAGCTAATGTGACTCCAGATACAAAAATTACCGAAACGCATACTATACCTTATATTCAAGGTACACCTATGTCTCATGCTAACTCTTTATTTAGATATTGGCGTGGTGATATAATTTATCGTTTTAGATTTATTTGTTCTAAATTTCATAGAGGTCGTATTTTGATACAATGGGATCCAGCTACAGGAGTAGCTGCCGCTCAAGATACAAATCTTATTCATTCACAAATTGTTGATATTTCTACAGATACTGATGTAGAATTTAGAATTCCTTATCTTGCACCTCAATTATTTTGTAGAAATGCTGGACGACCTACTGATGTATCTACGTATAATACTGTCAATATAGCTAATACAGGATCAATTGATGGGTATAATCAGAATCTACATAATGGACGTTTATGTTTATCTGTTCTTACACAACAAACATCTCCTGTTACGTCAGCAGATATTATTATCTTGGTGTCTGCTCGAGCAGCAGATAATGTAACTTTTGCTATGCCTCAGCATCCCCCCCAACAAATGTCCCTTTTTGCTTTACAATCAGAGGAAGTTGATGAGGGTTCTGCCGGTGGACAAGCTTTTTCTTATGATGTTACATCTCATTATGATTTTACTAATGCATCGCCTAAATTGGATGATGAAACTTTTTCGATATGTATGGGTGAACGTATTACTTCATTGCGTCAATTGTTAAGAAGAACTATGCTTCATCGTACATGGATGTGTACAGCAACACCAAGTGCGACTGTTTTAAATGGTTACATTAGTGCTCATGCTCGTTTACCTTTATGTTTTGGTTACGATACTAATGGTATTGATATTGCTGATAGTACATTGGTGCCAGGTAATAATAAAGCTTTTAATTTTGTTAATAATTCTTTTATTACTTGGATTTCCACATGTTTTGTTGGACACAGAGGTTCTATCAATTGGCATTATAATGTTGATGATACTAACTGGATAAATAGTATTAAAGCTAGCAGGTTAACAGGTCCTGTTAATGCTGCTGCTGATTATAAAGCTACTTATACTCCTGTTATTACATCTTCCAGTACATTTGCTAGATCAACAATTGTTAGTCGTGATCCAGGTGGTCAAGGTTGTTGTGTTAATAATACACGTACTCAGTCTGGAGTCTCGGTACAGTATCCTCTTTATTCTTTATATAGAATGAATACTCCAAATGCTACGAAATTAGTTCTCGGTAGTTCTACCGATGAAACTGATTCCGATCATGCAAGAGTTGAAATCACTCTTCAGCCTCACACCTCTTCAAATTTATCTTTACCTTGTATTGATTTTTATGTTGGTTGTGGGACAGATTTTAATTGTATATTTTTCATAAATGTGCCTACTTGGCTCAATTATGGAACTACACCAGCTGCTATATAGCTGAAAATAATGTACGTCGAAAGACGTTAAATTAATCCTACCGGACGGCGGTAGGTGAGCTTAATTTAATTTAAGATCTCTTAGATATCCGTTTAAAGCGAAGAATGCTATATGTATTCATCTTGTCACATGCCAGTAGGTTTTGTAGCGTCGCTTTATGCGGCGTGAAAATTTTTCCTATGTCGAAGTACCTTGTGACCGTCATCTTTGCTTTATC